GCTGGGATGTGTATGTCTCCTGTTATCTCTGATTCGAAAGGATCTTTAATTCTTGGATTCCACTTAGGTGGTCGTGGTAAACTTGGTGGATGTGGTACTTTAACACAAGACCAAGTTAATCATGCTATAGCGGAGTTGGCCCAAGTTGATGGAGTTGTTCTTTCAGCATCTAGTGGTGACCTTAATCCTAATATGGGTGACTTTCCTGCGGAAACATTTGGAAAACCCATTTTTGAGGGTGCCGAGATTCATCCCAAGAGTGCTGTCAACTTCTTGACTGAAGGAGCGTGTATTGATGTATATGGAAAGACGAGTGGAAAGGCTACACCTTACAGTAATGTTTTACCGACTTTGATATCATATACTGTCGAGGAGGTTTTTGGCGTTCCCCAGAAATGGGGTCCTCCAAAGATGAAGGGAAAGGGAAGATACCCTTATCAAGCCACACTTGTACATGCTGCTGTTCCCAGTTTACCAGTTGGGAGTGTTTTGGTTAAAGCTGTTCGATCTATGAAGGAACTAACTACTGGATTGAAGCAACGTATACCAGAACTATTCAGTGTAGGACCGTTGTCGAGAGTTGCCACAGTTTGTGGGTTAATTGGAGTTAAATTTATTGACCCAATGAACTTCTCAACTTCCCCTGGTTTTCCACTCGCAGGATCAAAACATCCACTCCTTGTGGATTTGGATCCTGAAGAATATCCTGAAATTGGTAAACCCCGCACTTTTGTTCCTGAAGTGTGGGCTGAATTCGACAAAATCGTTTCCATCCTGCGTGGAGGAAAGCGATGTTACATGATTTGGAAGTCATGTTTGAAGGATGAGGCAACCAAATTGACAAAAGATAAAGTACGAGTATTTCAGAGCGCTCCGCTTGTTCTGCAGTTGTTAATTAGGATGTATTTCCTTCCAATAGTTCGAATTATTCAAATGAATCCAATCTTGTATGAATGCGCTGTTGGTGTTAATGCAGAAGGATTGGAATGGGAAGAACTTTGGGAAGCCGCTATGAGC